TGCCATAATTTCCTCCATTTGTTTTACATCACAATGCTTGATAATCCATACAGTTTAGTGTCGTGAATGCTTGGACCTACCCGAAAATGGGTATATAAAAAATCGCCCTGTAATGAGCGATTTTTCTTCAAAGGTATAATTTATTGAGTTTACATTTAAAAGCGGTTATAGGGCTTTATGGGTACGTGTTAATACCACATTACAAGCCGTTCTGCTGGTATATCATCTTCGTTTACAATATTTCTCAATGCCTTGAGCGCATGATAATAATAATCTGGGTATTCCGCATTTTCATATTTTGATATTACACCGTCTTCCGGGCTCTTCGTGTGAATGTTGATACACACACGACCCAAAATACCAGTTGCCTCTGGGTCATAAATTGCTGATAGTAAATTACCCTCTCTTTTTATTTCTTTCAATCGCAACATGATACTCTACCGCCTCTTTCGTATAGTTATATTTTCGTGATGCTTCTATGTGGGCTTTTTCTTGCGACATTCCCTCTTTCATCAATTTTCTTTCTAGCATCTCATGCCTTAAGAGCGTTATATCGTGCGGCTCCGGCGTTCCGTTGATTAGTCTTTGCCATGATTCCGCTATTTTGTAGTCGGAATCAAACCTTGAAACCCTTCCATCTCCCAAGTCATGCTCTTCATAGAAAAGAAAATCTTTAACTGCTTGAATGTCTTCTTGCTTGAAGCCTGTTGTCTTTGAAATCCTTTCAACATCCGTTGTCATGCTTCTTACTAATCCATAATATCTTTCAGCATGTTCATCTGCTTCCTTGCTGTAAAGATTTCTAGCACCAGTTATAAGCATTGGTATTAATAAATCTCTTGCTTTTATTATATTGTTTTCCCCGGTAGAATCAATGGTTTTCCCTGAATTTCCGAACGAATCTAACCATTTCTGATACTCTTCTTCATCCTCATACGGCGCCGTCCTACATCTGCAATTCGGATGCATGGGCGGCGCATTCTCTGCCGGTTGAAAATCGGCTATTTTAAAGTGCTTTTTGTTTAAGGCGTTGCAGATTTCGCACGATGCCGTGCCGTATGCTAGGAACTCGAACTCTTCCCATCCGTTCGCCTTGTAAGAATCAATCTGAGCTTGTGTCTGCACCCGGACCATTTCAGTTCGAACCAGTCTCATTGCTTCCCTTGCCGATACGCTGAAATCCTTCCGAATCTCCGCCGCAAGACTTCGATAGCTCTTACCGCCAATCAAGCCTTTTGTGAGTATCGTGGATAGCTTATTTCTTAAGGCTTCCTGATTGCTCCATATGCGTTCGCTGAATGTGGCATTCATGAAGGACTGCCCCACTAGGCTTTTAGCTCTTTCGGATGCACCTTTTACGCCATTCCCTAAGATTCCCGCTTGCCTCTCGAACTCTTTCACGGCTTCCTCGGTCAGTCTTTCGCCGGTCAGCTTTTCCAAATCGTCGAACCCGTCTATCATGTGCAGTCCGATATCCGCTTTTAGAAGCTCCAGCCGATTTATCCGCATGGTTGCGTTATAAAGCCGCATAAGCTCGTTAGCCGCATCGCTGAAATCACGGTCTTTAACCATTTTTGCAGCCCTCGCCTCGAAAGCCCTTACATCGAACTTCGACACTCTCTTTTTGGCTTCCGCTAGGCTGATTCCCTCTTTATCGGCGTACCTCTGATAAAACGATTCAATTTCCTTTTGGATTTCCGGGACCATCCGCTCGTAAATCTGCTGAATTTCGGCATCGATGTTTTTCATCGTATGCTCGTTGATAACCGCCTGCCGGTCCTCTCTACTTCTCCAGTAATCCCGGTTCTCCTTCGTTTTCGCCAGAAATATTTCCTGCGTTGTTTTCGCCATTTACTGCCCCCATGGTCTGCTGATACATGCTCAACTGCTGCATCTGCTCCTTTTCTTCCTTTTCCATCTTTTCAATTTCCTTCTTCACGTCCGGAACGATGGAGAGCACGGATAGCTGCGTTTCCTTCGATACGATACCTTCAAGCTGTGAAGCGGTCTGTGCTTCCTCTTGCAGATTCTTTGGAAGATTCCGGGTAAACTTGATATCGATATCACGCCACACCTCTCTGTCAGCCACGTTGGTTGATAGACTTGACCATATCTTGAAGCGCTTCCTGAGGCTCTTTTCTATCTTCCGGTCAAATGTCACGGCAAGATTGCTCATTGCCTGCAGCTTGTAAGCCAAAGCTACACCGGAGCTTGCGTTCCCGAATTGCTCGTCTGAGATGTTCGCAACCATAGATATCTGATATATCAGATTTTCAAGGCGGTTCAGCAGATTTTCCTGCGTTCCGTCTGCCGTTGGTTTGGTCATGAACTGGACCAAGATATCCTTTGCATCATCTGTGCCGTAAAGATTGATGATTCGGCTATCACGGATGCGGTACACTTCTTCATCGTCCAGCTCGGACCCAAGGACCGCCAAATATGCCTCCGCAAAAGAATCAACATCATTTGCCTTCTCTCCCAATGTCCTGTTGTACGTCTCCACCAGTCCAGCCACTCCCTCAAAAAGCCCGATGCGCTCCTCGTTAAGTCTCCACTCATCACAAGGAATTAAGCTATATGGATTCTCTTTGTCGCCGGTGAACTTCCCGTTATCAAAGTAATAAAGCGTGTCTGCCGTGGCTGCAAGACCGTAAAGCACGCCATTGTTCACGCCGTCCACCGTGTGCCGCCCATACAGAATCATCATCAGTGCCCGGCGCTGCACTGTATCATCGAAAATGCAAAAAAGGTCTTTCGGATTATAGGCGACTACTTTGGTGTTTGCGTCTTCGTCCTGATAGAAGAACTCCCATGCGTGACCATATATGCAGCACATTTTAGCCATCTCTGCATCATGGTCGTTCATTTCATTGTTCCGGTAGAATTCTTCCAGCCGTTCATCCTCTGAGTCTTCCGGTGCAGTGCACTTAATAGGCACGCCGTAGGCATAGCCTAGGAAGGTGTCTGTGATGTACCTAGGGAAGTTTACCGCCAGTCTGTTGTCGGGCTTCCAATTCTCCTTTTCCGGCTGCCTAAATACGTCATGAAACCCCTTGTAAAGGTTTTCGAGGTATTCATAGCGCTTAAATTTGCTCTCATGTTTGTTGATGTACCCCTCTATCAACTGAGGCGTGATGTGCTTCAGTATTGACGGGTCAGCCGTGATTGGCTTTGGTAATTCGTATGGTCTTTTTGTGTGCATTAGATTCCCTCTTTGAATCCTTTTACTTTAACTTTTTCTTGTCTCATGATGGTGTACGTGAAATATCGCATCGCATCCATGCAGTGGTCGTGCTCTTTCAGCGGTCTATCCTCTCCGGCATCCGTTGACTTCAAATCCCACATATAGGAATGAAACTCCCGAATGGTATTCACGCAATCAGAAACGAACATCAGTTCTCCTCTCCCGAGTGCTGTTGACGTGTAACGTATGCCGTCCAGTACGTCGTTCATTCCACGCTTGACCGTGTACCCATTCTTCCTGAGTTCTGCAATAAAAGAAGTGGCTGACGGGTCAACGATAATCCTTTTTGGTATCGTGCCGTCAAGCCACATCTTCATGTCTTGAACAAATTCAGCATCCGTCTTTTGCTTTAGATTTTCCCGCCCGGAATAGCAATACTCCCGAATGCATGTCCATATGCCTTTTATTTTCGCCCACATAAGGAATACAGTTGCATTCTGTATTCCGTAATCGCACGACACGTAAACATTGCCCACAGGCTTGTATTTCTCCTTTGTAACGTGCCTGTTTTCACTGAACATATCATAGATAATGCCCTCCGCTGCTACCCACTCTCCGAGGATATACCGCCGATAGAACACGCCTTGATACATGCTCCGGTATCTATCTTTGATATGCTCCGATAGGCTCCGGTTGTCGTCCAATTCGAAATGCAGATACAAAAGATTCTTTTCTTCCTTCCGGTCTATCCAGTTCACCTTGAACCAGTGGAACGGCGTCGACGGGTTGCAGTTGAACCACCATTTCGAACCTTCTACAGAACAACGTGCTGTTGCCTGATTCACGAATGATTCCGGCATCAGTGCCACTTCGTCGAAAAGAACCCCCGCAAGCGTGACGCCCTGAATAAGGTTCTGTGAGCTTTCGTCTTTACCTCCGAACAAGTAGAAGGTGTTCACGTTGTCTCCGTGCCTAACCGTCCACTTGTTTTCGATGCGGCTCTCTGATATCTCATAGCCCATATCCGGTAAAACATTCTGCAGCGGTGAGAGCACGTTTCTTCTTAGCGCTCCTAATGTCTTACCGCATATGGCGAACTGCTCCCCCTCGAATGATTCCATCGCCCACATGATGAAGCTTGTTCCCATCGCTACGGTCTTTCCGGAACGGATGGAACCATCCGCAATGATTCCGTCCATATCGGAATACTTGCTTTCACTATTCCACCATGAGAAGATGCTGAACTGTTTCGGGCTTAATGGCTGCCACCTGAACATTTCTCCACTTCCTCAACTGCTGCGTTCAGTGCCTCAATGAATCCGTTATTCAGTTTCACATCGGATTTCTGTTCAACAACATCCTTTTGCCCTAAATATTGTTTTCCGAGCCAAATTGCCATCGTCGCATTTCTTTCTGCCATCTTCCATTGGCTCCTTCTTAGCGCCATCTTTCCGCACGCTCTTTTTTCCTTGAAAACATCCGCAAAGCTCTTTTTGTATATCCTCTTGCACCAACGAAGCAATGTATCTTTAGACACATCAAAAACCGCACAGATTTCTTCCTCTGTGCATTGTATCCCGCACAATGTCTCGAATTGCCGCCGGTCTATCTTGTCCTGAGCTTGCTTTCTCTGTCCGATAGCCATAACTTACACCCTCCATTCTTAAATCGTTAAATTTTGTTTAATCGGTTTATCGTCGAAGCATATCACGTGAAAGTCTGCGCATGTCGGCTCGTCTCTTTTTTTCTTTCTCAGCTAAATGTGCTTCGTAGGCTTTATCTGCCAAAACTCGACGAGCTTTTCTCCGATTCTCGGCTAGGGTTCCCTTGCGGTACCTGCTCTCATCCGCTTCGTAGTTGTCATGCGCTAGTACACGTTCGTGGGCGAATTTAACTGCTTCTTCTTTAGTATCAAACCATTGTGTGTCCGAGAAACCCCTAACAGCGTCGCCATACTGAACCTCCCATCGAGGGTTTTCTGGAGTCCCTATTTCTCTTGTCTTAACTACACCACCGTATGGTCCCATTTTCCACTCGCCATCCCTATCCTCATAAGCATCCTTCAACGATACGTCTGGGAGTCTTTCTATTGTTTCGCTCATTTTTTTAGCCTCAGCAGAAAGCGAGCCCGCTTTGCCACCACTGCCACCTCTTCTGCTGCTGCTACCTCGACCCCCCATGTTTCTCCTCCTTCTTTAATTTATGTAACCTTTCCGTTACATTATTATCGTAATAAACCGTCTCGATTCCTTGATAGTTACAATCAACCTTTCCGCCGTATATCAGAATTCTGTTTGGTCTTATTTTATCTATCATGGCTTCAACTCCAGCTGAAAAGAGTTTGTGTTTTTCACCTTTCTTGATTCCAATCGTACTGATTGCAACTGTCCCATCCTTCGGCAAACCATCAAAGCAAAATTGGAACGAATCTTCCGTGCTCCATGATACAGTTGGAATAACTGTCAGTCCTTTTTTTTGCGCAATTTGCCCTATTAGGCGGCTTCTATACACGTTCCATATCTGGACCGGTATTGCCATGTCAGTGTAAAGGGAAAAGTCTGGTGTGAAGATGCATTGGAAGTCTCTCATCTTAGATAAATAGTATTCTGGTCTGCGCCACACTCTTTCGAACTGATAGTCGTCAAGGAAAAAATGAATACCGCAATCATTCCTCCTTGTCGTTAACATTTCGTTGAACCCAATAAGCATATCAGGCTTATAGTTTGTAGCTTTTAAGATTGGCATGGTGTATCGCCCATGAGCTTCCGTTTTTGTGTAATATTTTGTGTTGTATCCGTCCTTCTTACTCCACTTCTCTGTCGTCTCCATTTTCCAACCACCTTTACTCTTTAATTTTCTTTGCCTTCATGCCGGTGAACTGTTCCCACCGGTCTACAATTACGTCTACGAACTTCGGGTCGTATTCCATGACAAACCCTCTCCTGCCGTTCTGCTCAGCAGCCATGATGGTTGTTCCACTTCCTCCGAATAGGTCGAGAACTATATCATCCCCTTTTGTGTTGTTCTTGATTTGGTAATCGAACAACTTTATCGGCTTCATCGTTGGATGCAGGTTGTTTTTCTGCGGCTTCTCAAAGTCCAATACTGTGGTCTGCTTTCTATCTGATGCCCAGAGGTGGCTTGCTCCGTCTTTCCAACCGTACAGGCATGGCTCATGCTTCCATTGGTAGTCCTGCCGCCCCATTACCATTGAGTTCTTATTCCAGATAAGACACTGGCGTACTTGGAAACCTGCCCTTTTACAGGCGACCCTAAAGTTTAGTCCTTCACTGTCCGCATGCCAAATATAGAAAACTCCTCCAGCCTTCATGTTCTCTGCTGCATTCGAGAATGCACTTGTCAGAAAGTCTTGAAATGCGGAATCTTCCATCTTGTCGTTTTCGATTTTTCGGGTTTCTAACTCGCTCGCCTTCCCGGTGTAGTCAACGTTGTAAGGCGGGTCCGTTAGGAGCATGTCCGCTTTGTTTCCGTCCATCAGCAACGCAAGATCAGCCGCATCTGTGCTATCCCCGCACATAAGCCTATGCCGACCAAGCACCCATATGTCGCCTCTCTTGGATATAGGCTCCTCCGGTACATCCGCTTCCCAATTGTCGTCTTCGACAGCCTCTTCATCCTCGCCAAAATCAAAGTCGAACCCGAATTGCTCCATGTCGAAATCCAATTCCTGAAGGCTGAGAAGTTCATCGGTTAACAAATCGAAGTCCCATTCCGCCTTTTCCGCAGTCTTGTTGTCTGCGAGGCGATACGCTTTCACCTGCTCTTCTGTAAGATTGTCAGCAATAACTACAGGAACTTCCTTTAATTTAAGCTTTTTCGCAGCTTTCAGTCGGGTGTGCCCTGCAATCACGACCATATCCTTATCAACCACGATTGGCTGCTGGAACCCGAATTCTTTAATCGAATTTGCCACGTAGTCTACCGCCGCTTTGTTCTTCCTCGGGTTCTTGTCGTATGGTTTTACCTTTTCAATTTTGACCTGCTGAACGTTCATCATCTTCTCCTTCTGCAATAAAAAAACCGCCTCTCGGCGGCATCTAATAAAATAGCCGGAACGATTTAACGCCCCGGCTATTTTTTGTTCTATCCAAGCACACTGTCTTGGTATGCATCGGTTATTTTTTGTGCTTCATCCTGATATACATCAGTCAGCTTGTTCATCCACTCATTGTACTTATCTTCATCGTCGTTTTCTTTTGCGTGGATTGCGGCGAGTCTCTTTCCGCCCTTTGCACAGATGTTTGCAAGCTTCTCTGTTTTCTTTGCACTGATGTTTGCCAGTTTGTTCATGTCAGATACACCCTCAGCATCTTTCTTGTACTCTTCAATCAGACCCGGTGTAGCATCCTTCATCTTCTGGCTGTACTCCTTGTACACAGATTCATAGGTTGGCTTTTTTTCTTCCGCCTTCTTTGTTTCCTTCGTTCCGGAAGAACCGCATCCGGCTAACGTTGCAACCATAGCAACCATAAGCAGCGCAATAATTTTCTTTCTCATTGTTTTCCCCTTTCGATTATAAAAGAAATATTCAATGTGATTATACCAATGATTGCTGTGGATTGCCATATACTTTTGAGAATTCCTGCAAGAAAACAACCGCCTCTCGGCGGTCGCTCTCGACTATTCCTTATTATAATCTTGGAGAAAGGTCTCTTAAGATTCCATATACATAATACAGTATTTTGAGCGATTATTGGTGATTATCTATCCGAGCATATCCAGTACTTCTTTCTCTGTGTCTGCATCCGGTACCCACGCCTCCATCACGCTGTCCCATTCACAGAATGCGCCGTATACCCGGAATTCTCCCGCCGGGTCTTCGATGTAAGTCGCCCGGTCGCCATCATTCATTGCTTCCCACGCATTCCAGCAGTACGCTCTCGCCTCGTCTTCTCCCCGGAACGTCTTTCCGGAACCATTGCCCCAGCGGTCTCTATATTCCCGGAAGAAATACGCATAGCACCGCACCTGTTCCAGAGCCTCTGCCTTCTCCAGCAGCTCCAGAACGTACTCTTGCGGGTTCCCGTAGCCATACTCCCACGCCTCTATGGTTTTCGGGTTGATTCCGTACTTCTCCCCAAATGCCCGGCGGCTCAGTCCGGACCGTTCCCGGATTCTTCTCGCCCAGTCTGCCCGTGATGGCTCTGTATTGGTTTTACTCTTCATCTTTTTTCTCCTCTTCCGTTACTAAATTTTCAGCCCCACCCGAAAACCACACGGAATGGCGTGAAGCTGCTCCGTGCGGTTTTCGGGTTCGTGCCTACTGGTTCATTCTTTTCATGATTTCTGCTTTAATCATTTCGAACCGCTTCTCGGCTCTGTCGATGGTGATTTGCTTGACTTCATGCCCTATTGTCCGGTTTGCGTAATCGTAAATCGTCATTGATTCGGATTCGAACTTCTCCAGTAGCTCTTCGTTTGTCATTTTTCCATATTTGTTCATTTTGCGCCCTCCTTGGCTCTAACCTTAACTTTCCTATATTATACCCTAAATATTAGGAAGAGTCAAGTATCTTCCCTAAATTTTAGGAAATGTTTTTTGTAAATAAAAATCCCCGGAACAGTTCCAGGGATTGGTTCGTTGTTTGTATTTGGTCTAGATTGGCTTGATGGAGTCTACTCCGTAGATAACGTTCAGCATGCTTCCGTTGTCCCACTTTACACATATATCGCCAAGAGCGTCGATAAATAATACAGTTCCTTTTGTTCCTTCCGGTGGTGCGCCTGCATCATCCATCGATACAAGTTCTACTCTGCTTCCTTCCGGGTATCTTCTTCTGATTGCGTTAATGTTCATCTTTTGCCTCCTGTGAATTTTACTTTTGCGCTTTGCACGCTTCCTTATCATGTCAGCATGTTACCTCTGAAACCCTTTAATAGCAAGCGTTTCAAGCGTTTTATTAAGCATTCTTTTGAAGACTTTCACCCAGTTGTTCAAGTGCTTTTCGGCGAAGTAAACGCAGGTGACTTTCGGAATAATGGAGCTCATTGGCTGTGTCCTCGCACTTTTCCCTGTCGCAGTATCTCCGAAGTAAGAGTTCCCTGTATAATGGCGGTAACGGTTCCATCTCAGCTAAGACACTTTTCTTAAGTTCTACCCATTCTCCGGCTAGTGTTTTGAGTCGCTCCTGTTCTTCCAGCAGTTCCACGACAGCATCCTCCATCTTGTTACCGGTGACAGAATTCTGCACCTTGTCGGTGATGTTCAAAGACCCACAACATTGAGCTACATTCTCCAGTTCTTCTATCCGCTGCATACAAGATTTAATTTCCCATTCCGCCTCGCCCAACTTCCGGAGCCGTGCATCCGCAATTTGTGCATATTCTGTCATTCGTTCCCTCCTATTCTATCGTTCCTATCTCGTCTCGATTCGCCCGCATGTACATTTCAACCGCACACTTGATATTGTCGTAGTGCTCATCGCACATTTCCAGCAGCCACTTGAACTGACCGAGCGGCATCCGGACCGCCTTTCCTTTTTGGAATATTGCCACCTCCCTGTCACGGCAGGCGGTTGTCACGTCCCCGTCGTCCAGCGAATAGATGAACGAGCCATCTAATCGTTTTCTCACCTTATCGGTGCTGATTCTATACCTTCTCATTTCCATATTCCTGTCGTGAAATTGTTCGCTTCAAGCCATTCAGCAGCTCTTTTTTTCGTTCCTTCTGAAATTGTTTTAATGTCGAGCGCCATCTTGCACATCGCCGCCATGATTACCTTATCGCTTTTCGGCATCGGTCTTCCACCATAAACGTTATCCTGATACAACCGATAGAACGCCTTGAATCTATCAACATCCAAAAACTCTATTACTTCATCCCTATCTTTTTGCCATTGGTCAATAAGTTTTCTATTCATAACATCCCCTTCAATTCCTAACTTGTACGCAATCAGCTCGCCTTCGCTCATTAACTTCCTGTTGTGGTACTGCATAATTGCCATGGTGAGCTCCGCAAGCTCCTTCACGGTCTTAATAGGCTGGTTTTTAAACACATGCTGTTCAAGTGTCCTTCTTATCGTTTTCTTTCTGAACATTTCTCTCCTATAATCCTTCCGTCTGAATCGTAAATGTAGCCTTCCCAGTATGGGTAGTTGCGGTGGAATGTTGAAGTGGGTATTCCTGCCAACTCCGCCGCAACTCTCATCGGGATTCCCCTGCTCTGCATCCAATAGCAGGCTTCGAAAAACTCGTTTGGAAGCTCGCTATACCTTCTCCCCAATCTCAACTCCCTGTGGTCTTGGTCCTTTTAAGTATTCAATCAGCGTGTCAATAAGGAAAATGATTGCATCATACTGATACAGCGAACCTTTAGCAAGCGCTTTTCGGATGTAATTCAAATCGTCAATACATTCTTTCCTATTCATCTTCTACCTCCATAAATGGGCAATTATCAGATTTATTTAATAATTCATCACTCCCAATTACTTGTCCACCGGTGACTTCACAGATTTCTAACCACCCACCACCCTGTTGTACTTCGAGGTGGAAGTACTTACACAGCTCGCAGTGGTTGTGAAACTTTTTGTCTCCTGTTCTACTTGCCATTGTCCTCATCCTCCACAAGTTCGCAGAATCTCCAGTTCATGAAATCGTCCGTTCCCTCTGCTGTTTTGCTCGTTCTACCACTGTTCCATGTTGCATACTTTAGTGAGTCGTACTCGAAGAATCCAGCAAAGTACCGTAATTTCCAATTGTCAGTTTCGAAATCACGCACCCGCACCAGCGTGTCGACGGGAACCTTGTTCCAGTCTACTTCGTACTCTTCGTCAAGCCACAAGCCACACAAGATGTAACACCATTTACAACTATAGCTATTACACCCTTCACCGTCTCCGCCGAAATGCGGTAACACGTGTGTTCTCTTGAACTCGCACGCATCGTAACCCGAACTTGTTTTCGCACTTCTTACAATCTCTTCCCTGTATTTTTCTCTATTCTTCATTGTCTTCAACCTCCACTAATTCGCAAAATTTCCAACGTTTGATAGCTCCATATGATGTTTTGCTTGTTGTCCCATCTGACCATGTCACATATTTGCAAGATGTGATATCGCTAATGCATCTGAAATATTGCAAAGTCCACTCTTCGTCTTCTGAATCACGAACCCTCACCAGCGTGTCAACCGGGACTTTGACCCAGTCCACTTTTGGTTCTTTGTATTCTTCGTCAAGCCAAATCTGTAGTGCCGTGCCACAAGTAACACAAGTCATTTCGCAGAAACTTTCCAAGTCCTTTCCGAACATTTGGAATACACCATGCTTTTTCACGAATCCGCATATCCTACCGTCCATCTTGATAACGTCCATCAACTCGTTTTTATATTTTTCTCTATTCTTCATTCCAATTCCTCCAAGCATTTTATTGCTTCTAAACGAATCACTCAACTTGCAACTATTTCAGAGCGCCTACACGGTACATTCTATTTATCGGGCACTCTTCCGGTCTGATTTCCTTGAACGGTGCAGCAGTCTTGAGCAACTTACAATCCGACAATCTGTCGCCGGATTCATCTGTCCACTCACTCCAATATGCGCAGTCGGTACAATCTTTTGGATAGAACGGTTCTGGTAGCCCCGCCCATGCGATGATGTCTTCCAAGTGGACAATACTTCCATCAGAGCACAACGTGACCACCGTCGGAACGCCTAATTCGAATTTTCCCATATCCACGCCGAGATGTTCTATGTCATTTGGGTCATCTCGAAATGTGAAAAGATATACCCCTTCCGGGTGAAGTTTTTCTTCATACCAATCTTTAATCGGATGCCATTTCATATCCATTCTTGTAACCCCCTTTATTTCTCAGAATACACACACTCTTGAAGTGACCGTTCTATTCTAATGAAATCCTCGCTCCGAAATCCTGCATGGATTTCTTCGATTCCACTCATGTCGTCGATGTAGTTACGAATTGCATTGTCTAGTCTTCTCTCAACGTCAGCGACTTTTGATTGTTTTGGAGCCCATCTATCAGGCGTTTTCCCCCTTTTTTCGGCTTCCCAACTTCCAATCACGTGAAGCCCTTCTCCTATAATCTTCACGCTTATCGTAGCCACGCACACACAAACATCTTCAAAACTCCAGTAATTCACGTTCGGTTCTATTACACTTATCGCTTTCGCATTCAAGTAAGCCCCTAGTTCTGTTTTTATGAATTTAGCCATGCTATACCTCCCTGATTTTGATTCCGTACCGCCATAACATCAGCTTCCGCTTGATTACATATTCTTTCGTCCGGAAGCCTTTCACATCCTCCACGACGGTCTTTCCGTCCTCCTCGTAGACAAAATCCGCCTTGTAGGAACACTCACGTTCTACAACCTTCCCGGTCGCCTCGTCACGTTGTGCCGGAATGAGCTTGAATTTAACCTGTGTCCGCAAGTCCTTAATCTCTCCTGCCTTTTCAAGCAGTAGGAGTTCTTTGTATCGCCGTGCCTCTTTCTTCGAATCGAACACCTGACCGTTCACTGTGATTTTTTTGTTGTTGTACTTCGTCCAGTTATAGCTCACTCTGCACCGCCTTTCACTTCAATATCCACCGTGTAGCCTAGTACCCCAGCAATCTCAATGAATTTGTGCCACGTGATGCTTTCGCCGTGCTCCCAGCGGCAAATCGAACCTTTGTCCGAATACACCATTTCAGCAAGCTCCGGTTGCGTTACGCCTTCCGCCTTCCGCATTTTCTTAATCAACCTTGCTAATGTCGTCGCTGTTGCTTTCATTGCTTTCTCCTTCCCAGTTTCTATCTGATTGTCATGTTCTGCTTCTCGACGAGAGAGCAGCCTTCTACCGTTTCGCCATTTTTCAGCGCCTTCTTTACGGCGGTCTTGTCAAGCTCCGGGTCCTTGAACCTGAGGAACTGCTCGCTTACCTTTGACAAGTCGGAGCACTCCACCACCTCAGACTTCCTATAGCTGACCGCCACACGATTCGTTTTGAATTTCTCACCTCTGAGAACGCCCTGCACGTATCGGCTCAGCGACTCCGCTTTCTTCTCGGCTTCCCTCTGCTTCCTTGTAAAGCTGTCTTTTTCTGCCTTGTATGCCAAAGCGTCCGCCTTAAGGTTCTTAATCCAGAGGCAGATACCTTCGACCTTCGCCTTAAACTCCATCTCGACCTTGTCGAGGTCCGCAAGGTTCAATACCTCCCCGGTATCTTCGTCAATTTCAAGTTCGAATTTTGCCAGTTCTTCTGCCAGTTCGTACAGTGTTGCCATCCTACTCTTCCTCCTTTGCCCGCCCATGAAGGGCGGGACTTGTCAACCTTTGAAAAATAACCGATTTTTTGTTTTATGTAGAAATAACTTATACTGTTTTATTCATCCACCTTTCGGATGATTCCCTTCTTGAGAAGCTCCGTGTCGGCGTGATAGGTGATGCATTCGTGCACCCTGTTCGCTCTGCCTGCTTCTTCCACGCTCGTGTCGAGGGCTCTAGCGCCGTACTTTTTGCTGCTTTTGACTTCGTCCTCGCCATCGTTCCACAGTCCGTAGGTCGGATTATAGCTTTTCATTGGCTTCCTCCTCGACGATGGCATCCCATCGTTCCGCTTCCTGCTTCCGGCGTTCTTTGGCGATGGCTTCGTCCTCATCCATCCAGCCACAAATCCAAGCGTAATCGTTGTGGCTTTCGACGTTTTTAATTGCCTTGTACCGTCCGAATCTTTCGATGTAATTATCTGCTTGTGACGGAATCAATCTGTACAGCTCGTCCAGTTGCTCTTGTGTCAGGTAGACATTGTTGAGTTTTCCACATTCCAGCTTTCCGCCTGTTGTGTGTGTATTATCCTTACCTAACCTATCCTCACCTATCCTCACCTCACCTAACCTATGCGGTCCCGGGGACGTCCCGGGGACGTCCCGTGATTTAACACGTGGTTTTCTGTCTGCTCTATTTGCCATCTGCTGTACATCCACATCCGGTACCATCTGCAGCAGCAAGTCTTTGTAGATGCTGTCAATCTTCCGGTCTGCTCGCAGCTTGTTATTTTCTCGCCAGTCGGTGATGTAGGTCACAAGGTCCTCGTTAAGCACCGTGCAAAATCCCTTTGCCACAAGCACCTTCAAGTCGTCTTCCGTCGCTCCAATCTGCTTGATTGTTGTATACGCCTCCACGATTCCGTCGTCGTCAGCGTTAAGCCCAAGGTGGAAGTATAGACACTGGGTTGAGATTGGCATTTTCAGAAACCTAGCGCTTCCGATTACTCGCTTCGAAAACATTCTTCTTTCTGCCATCGTTCACCTCCTAAAATGGGATATCATCATCGCAGTTCACGAATGCATCCGGGACCGGTTCGAATTCCGGCATTCCCTGTGGCTTCTGCTGACCGCTGGAACAGTTAGGACCAAGGAACTGCACCCTGTTTGCGACAACGTCGGTTGTGTACACCGTCTTTCCTTCCCGGTCCTTATAGCTTCCGGTCTGAATTCGCCCTTCGACGGCGCACTGTCTGCCTTTTGCAAGGTACTGGTGGGCGTTCTCTGCCTGCTTCCGGAATACAACGATTCGGATGAAATCAGCCGCCTTGTCCTGTGTAGGTCTGTCCACCGCCAGTGTGAAGCGGCATACTGCAATGTCTCTGTTCTGCCCACCGTAGGCAAGCTCCGGGTCCTTTGTGAGCCGTCCGATAAGTACTACGTTATTCATTCTTTTGACCTCCTAACAAGTTATCAATTTCCTTCTTGCTCATGGTTTCAATGCCTTGAGCTTTGCATTCTTCCACGACTTCATCTATCAGTCGAGCCATTGCTTTGGTGTCGTATTCGCTCGTCCCATAGAACGCTCTTAGGTTGTGGTATCCCAATGTTTTCTTGCATGGTCCGATATCATCACAGAACCACGCTATCCCGTGGCTGCTCCACACGTCCGAAAAGGCGCTTTTCGCATCCGCTCTGACCGGAATTACGTAGTATTGACCATATTGTCGAACGAACCATTTGTATAGCTCTACGGGGCTGTTTTGGACCTTCTCGGCGAGTTTGTTCAGAAGCTGCCACATGTAAGCGTTGGCATCCAATGAACGCTTCTTCCTTCTCGGTTCGATTTTCACCGTATACTCTTTTTCTGGGTCAACTTTTCCGGCGTTCTCGAATATTCGCTCCAGCTCCTGCCGGTCGTCGCTCACTATGGTTAGTTGCGCAGACCATAGTGAATTCTCTAGTTTGATATCTTTAATCTTCATCGGCAGACCTCACGTAGTTCTTACCGAATATCTCGGTGAAGTTTTCCGCCGGATAATAGGTTTCGAATTGCTTCTGACCCCATTCGTGCAGTTCGTCCATGAACCGCCGGTTGAAGTGAACTCCTTCCGGCGGTTCGTTGTGGTGCTTGTGGCATAGCCACACGGTCAATCCATACTTCTCGGAATTCTGCCGATTAGCAGCTCCGAACACGTGGTGCTTCTCCACATAGGAACTTCTGCATATCAAACAGCGCTTCTGCCCTTGCATGATTGACTTCATCGCTTCATCCCCTCCAGCTTCTTGTTCAGCTTCCGGCTGGCATCCACATAATCAGCCTCGGACATGTCCTCGACCGTGTCCACGTGGTAATATCCTAGGAAGCTGTCAATGTCCGATTCGGACTCTTCAAGCATCCGCTTAATCACTCTTGCCTCATGCGGCTTGATTCGTTCGTTCGCAATGCTCGGTTCTTCCGGTTCGCTCGGTTCATTGGTTGGATTACCCATTCGGAAGCAAACCGCCCGTGTCTTCGTGTTGTAGATTTCAAGCGCCGTGATTCTGTCGCCGGTGTAGCCAATGTTCCGGACCTCGAAGCGGTCATAGCACTTACCCTCTTTTGTGATGTTGCAGTCTTTTGACTGAATCCAGATGAAAGGCGCCGTGTACAGCTCACGTCCGATGCCCCAGTTGAAGCAGGCACGCTTGAAGCTGTCGGATGCCAGCCCCTTCTCTTTTTCGGTCCGGCTTTCCGTCCCGGTATCTTCCTTCTCAACCCACTGGTTCTTTTCGCTGTCCCAGATGGACACGATGCAGTTGGCGTTGTCCCGGTTGTGGTGCCGCTGCCAGTTCATCGCCCCGACCGTTTCGTCGAGTATGTTTTGGTCGCAGCGTGCATCCTTATACAGCAGCAGCGATAAGCCGTTAGGCTTAATCTGCTGGACCCGGCAGTCGATTTCATCTGCCTTAAGTTTTCGGAATTTCAGTTCCATGTTTTTCTCCTTCCTAAAGTGATTGTCTCATCCATTCGCTATACAGCGACTTGTTAATATCCTCAATGGTTTCGGTGTCCTCGTAGTCCTCATCCGTGATTACTTCTTCTCCGCAGCATGGGCAGTAATGGAATGTTGCCCAGAATCTGACTCCGTAGAAATCTTCCCTCATTTCGCCCTCCTCAGTGACGTCTTCGTCGGAGTAGAACGCTCCGCAGTTTTCGCATTCGTATTTCATTTTTGTTCTCCTTGTGATACAATAAAGATGGTTATTTTGATTAGTCCATGCTTCGGCATGGGCTTTTCGCTTAGAACGTCAATTCTGCCCATGCGTAAGCTCCGTCGTTCGGGTTCTTCCCAATGCCAGCACCGTGGTACGTTTCGCAGGTATTCCAGCCGTATGCGACAGTGTAATCAAAGTCAGAGGCACTGCGAACGGAACCATCAGCACGGAACTGAACCAACAGATAGCGACCATTTTTCTTAGGATTCTCACCCTTGTTCAATACGATTTCCTTGTGAATTTTCATTTCTTTTACCTCCTTAGAACGGCAGTTCTGCCCACACGTAAGCTCCGGTATCCGGCTTCTGCCCGAATGAATGTTCGTAGTCGTCGTGGCTAGTGTTCCATCCGTACTGGACTGTGTAGCCGAGCTTCGCCACAAAAATACCCGAACCATCATCCCAGAGCCGAAGGAACAGATATTCGCCATCCTTCTTTGGATTCTCACCCTTGTTCCATACGATTTCCTTGTGAATCTTCATTACTTTTCCTCCTCTTCCAATACTTCCATAACCATGCTGAAACAGGCTTCAAACACCACTCTCAGTACTCTTTCGTCGTATCCTTCTGAAATTGCACCTCTAGCAATTGCCCTTCCAGCGGCTCCATACTCAGCGAACAGGCTATCAATCATTCCTCCAACGGTTACTCTTCCAAACTCATCTATCTTAATCATCTTACATACCTCCCCACAAAATCATTGCTACCATCATCAGTGTTCCAATCGTGCCTCCGATGTACATTCCCAGCGTGTCGCCGTTGTACTCCTCGGCGTTCTCTTCTTCGATGAACTTCTTAATCATCTTCCGTAATTTGGAATTTTTCATAATCTGGTTCTCTCCCCTTTCTGAAATCGTCAATTCTGATTCTGATGTTCCGCCCGACCCTGTAGTAAGGGATTTCATCATTCTTGACTAGTCGGTATACCGTGTCAGCGCTGATTCCCATTAACATACTGAATTCCGGTACCGTTACGAATCCGTACATATTGCCCTCCTTTCGTTGGTGTTGTTTATTTAGCAACGCTTAATTCAAAAAAAAATCTTTCATCTCTTCGATTGAATCGATGTGAAGCAGGTCTGATAGAACCTTGATTTCATACCCGGTGAACTGTCTTTTCCCGGAACGCTTAAGCCTAAAGGCTTGCCGGCTGATTCCTAATTGCGTTGCGACGAACGTCATCGTATATCCGCACTCACGGATACGTCCCTCAAGCTTACTAGTATTAACCATGTTCCCTCCTTTCGTTGTTTATTTTATCAACATTATACGACACGTGCTATATAATGTCAACATTAATTTCCGTTTTTGTAACTTTTTGTTGCCTTTTTATGGTACTATATCCTAAAAGTAGATGTAACGGAGGTGCCTATATGGATAATAAAAAAATAGGTCAAAGGATTAAGCAGGTAAGAGAAGCGCTAGGAATGACACAAGCCGAGCTTGCTAGACGAATGGGTTATTCTGCTAGGTCTACCATCAATCGCATTGAAAATGGTTCCCAAGCCTTCCCAATGAAGAAACTTGACAAGTTCGCTCAAGTATTGGATGTAACGCCTGCCTATCTCGCCGGGTTCACGGAAGCGGATATTCCGGACGGACTCAATAAGGACTATTACATTGACTATATTCTTAATTCCGATAATCCCGACTTTAAGGTTCTAGTCGAAACACAACGCACCCCATCCGACGACCTGTGTATTAAAATAAAGGCATCCGACTTGAACGATTCGGAGGTTGCCTATATGGATAAGCAGCTTGATTTTATTGTTGGTCAAAGGAAGTGATATTATGCATATCAAACAACTAGAGCGGAATAAGTACCGGGTATGGGTAGATTTAGAGCCGGATTATACCGGGAAAAGAAAGCAGAAATCAAAGGTGTTCCATGCCACATCAAAAAAGAACCTCAACGCTCAAATAGATGATTGGGTTGAATCAATCTCCGGCGTGTCCTCGCAATGTAAAACAGTGTCGGATATGTGTAGCGCCGTGTGGAATCAGGTTATCAACGCCAAATCGCAAAATACCGTGTACGGCTATAACGCTGCACTTAAGAGAATCAATACCACCATGGGAACGCTAGATTTGCCGAAATTGACACCTAGGACCATTCAGGCGTGGATAGATGACCTATCTTTAACCTTGTCCCCGAAAACCGTGAAAGATACCTATTCTATCCTTCGCCTTTGCTGTTCTATTGCCGTTAACTGGGAACTCTTGAAAAGTAATCCGTGCCACGACGTTATACTTCCATCAAACAAGAAAAAAGAAATCCAGATACTTTCGCCGGAAGACTTCACCGTGTTCTGTTCCCATCTTGACGAAATCCCACTTGACCAAAGGGTCTGTTTCGAGCTTGCGCTTTTCGGCTCCCTCCGCCGTGGTGAGATAATGGGGATTTTGGAAGATGAAATACCGGATGACGGACGGTTCTATATTCAGCGCACTAGATATATGCACCGGATAGGAAACGAATTCATTAAAGATACCAAAACATCCGCCGGCGAACGGTTGTGCATCCTTCCGGAACCTGTGATTCGTGATGTGAAGGCGCTCCGAAAACACCACATAGAGCAGAAATTGAAGCTCGGTCCGTTGTGGGTAAATTCGGACTATCTAATCAAAGAACAAAACGGTGAAGCTTTCCACCCGGAGCAATGCGCCAAAAGACTGAGTCGTTACATGGAGCGCATCGGACTTAAACCGATTACCTTTCACGCTCTCCGGCACACGTACGCTTCCATCTGCATTTCAATGGGCGCTGACCCTGCCACCGTATCAAAGCGCATGGGGCACGCTAATGTTTCAACAACCCTCGGAATATATACGCACCTATTCGAGAAGAAAGAGGAAGAAGATAAACTAGCTTCCGCATTGGGCGAAATGCTCTCAAAATCTGTGGAAAAGTAGGCATAAAATTTCAAAATGTTACATATGCGTTACTTTTCAAAATAAAAAAACCTTGAAACAATTAAGTTTCAAGGCTTTTATTGGTGGAGATGGTGGGAGTCGAACCCGACACCCTAGTATACGCTAGTATGCACTGATTGCATAAAACCCTTACTTTTCAACAGTTGTTGCAACCGGTGTCTACCAGTACATACTGGTGCATAGGGAAATAATGTTACACTCCCGTTACATATCATCCATTGTATTGATGTAGCCTTCATCGCCCTTCTCGACGGCTTCTTTGGCTGCCTGTACTGCCCGCTCCAGCATTTCTATATTTGGATGATAACCTTCTTCATCGTTCATATGGTTGAATCGGTACTGCTCCAGTATGAATTCTGCAACATAAATTCGCTCCAACAATGGGTTGCTCAAATGTGCCAACATGAGTTGAATCACGGAAGATGGACTTGACCCGTGCATTCCCGAAAATATCTGAACCAATGCCTTCTTATCCTCGATGGTCAAGTTCTCGGTGATGAGTTCATAGAGCTTTGCTATCTTGTCTGCATCCTGCATTTCTTCCAATTTGAAATCATTAGGATATGCGTATATCAGTAGGTAGGGTATCGGATTCATGCCAACGCCACGGAACCATTCTATAACCTTGGAACACGGCGGCTCACTCTTTCCGGTCTCCCACTTCCGAATCGTCTTCACGTCGACCTGCAATAGAAATGCTAGCTCTTCTTGTGATTTCTTGGCTTTTTGCCGTACGAATTTCAATATTTCGTGAATTTCTACCTTCATTCTAAACACCTCCTATTGCATTTTATCACTTTTAAACAGGGTTAAAAAAGGCTTTTTTTGTCGTATTTTTCACCCCGAAAATGGATTGTGCTTTTTTAATGTAAGGTGTAAAATCACCCCATCTTATTTGAAATCATGAAAGGAGTATGTGTATGACTAATTGCGTTAATCTGATTGGCTTGTTATCTCATCGTTGTAAGAACTTCTTTATCGTAAATTGTGATGGCGTATTTATCCGCTGTATTGGCGCCGATACGACATATATTCCGCTTTTCTCTTTCGTTGAAATCAAAGGTTTCCTTGTAAATACCGTGCAAGGATACGTTAATAGGACTGCTGTTTACGTTGAATCGCTTGCAGTTGTAACATGAAAAAAGAGCCGGATAACTCCGACTCTTTTTCCATAGAACTCGTATTTAATGAAAGGAGGCGCTCAATGATACCTAGAACGCATGGTAAAATTCACAGTTTTATTATACACCTCTTTCAAAGTTCATGCAAGAACATTTGTTCTCTTACTGCTTTGTAATGTCGATAGCAAGATTGTTTCCGGTGACCGCCTGACCGCCGATAACAATAGTAAGAGTCGAACTGTTCTTACCGCAGTACACCCGCACGATGCCACTTGTTCCAAGCGTGACGGTATCGCCGATTGCCTTGATGGTCTGTGTAGCATTCATTCCGGGAACGGCTGTACCGTCCTGATAAACCGCCATTGTGACGTTTCCTACCGCAGTTCCTACCACCGTAGCCGTGACCGCAACATCATAGTAGCCTTGCCCGTTCAACTCCATGGCGTTGTTCGCCATTTGGCAGCACTGCCCAAACCGTCTAATGATGGTATTCGGCTGATAGGTTCCACCTTCCGGAATCGTCGCCGTGCTTGTGTTCACTGCATAAATCGCACTTTTGCAACTCATAATTCCCTCCTTGGCTATATGCCTTTACACACTATTAAATAGCGACTCCGCATCCGCAGTTACCGAACGGATTAGAACCACTGCAATAAGTAGTAGCGTTAGGGTATCTTACGACACCGCACATTGCATTCTGCATCTGAAGCTGTGTAACCTGTGCCTGTAACGACTCAATCTTGTTCTGAGATAATGCGTCAAGAATCTTCTGAGTCTGTGCTGTAGTGTTCGCATTGATGTTCGCCGTATTGATTGCTCCGTTATAATTCACTCCGTCAATACCACGCTGGGTAATGCAACAACAGTCAGAAATTCTGTTCTGCGTCTCATTGAAGTTTCTCAAAGTCTCATAACCGAGATTTGAAATGCCGTTCTGCACGCCCATGTAATCGTTCTGAAGGCTATCGTTCAGTCTTCCCACGCTGTTCTCCAGACCGTTGAAGTTCATCGCATTACACAATCCCGCTTCCGTCACTGGTTCAGACTGATTCCCTCTATTCCAGAATCCGCCTCCCATCATCATGAGAATCAGCAAAGCGAAAATCCACATTCCACCGTTGCCAAAATAATCATCATTATCCTTTGTCACGGCGGCAATGTCCGACAAGCTCATGTTTTCCATTTTCTTCTCCTTCCTTCGGATAGACCGAATAAATAATTAAAATATCTTTCACTTGCAAGTGTTAAAGCTGATTGGTATTTAAAATTTTGGCGATTTTTTTAAATAGGAATTTGCTATTTAATGCTGTTCATGAATTCGTTCACGTCGATTCCACGTTCCTTACAAATGGACCGGACCATTTGTTCCGCTGACATTCCCCTTCCGGATAACATACCCATTACGTTCTGCATCTGCCTTGAATCATTCATCATGGCTTTTGCTCTGTTTGCTAGGTCTCCGATTTGGTTGTTCTGATTCTTGAATATGCTGCTGCCCATTTAAAAATTCCTCCTTAAACTGTTCAAACTCTGCCTTGGTGATATACTCCGGCGCTGCTGCCGGTGTAGCTGTGACTTCCTCGAACCGGAATACCCGAATCGTCGGAAACCCGGCACCGTCCGTTGACTTAAGGTAGAAGATATCTTCCGCCCCATCGAACAGCGCCACGGCACTATTAGGGCGCATCTGATACGCCTTAGCGCCGTCAATTCCAGTTACCCGAATAAGCTGTTCGCCGTATGGCTGCTGATAAAATCCGTACATGGCTTTTCTCCTTTCTTGTGATAATGATAAAAAAAAAGGCGGCAGCTAATCTTTCGATTAACTGCCGCCTTACTATCACATTATTCACTTGTAAACTCCACGTTGCCGTGGGGGTAGGATTGGGTCGGATGCCTGCACTTCGTCATACTTCCGTTTTAACCGGCTGATAATCCGGTCTATTGTCGATACCGATAGGTTCAATTCCATTGCCTGCTTAATTCTGCTCCACCCTGCCGCCCGTGTCCGAATCACGATTTCTTCGTCTTCCGATAAGTTGGCTTGTTCAATAAATCTCTCAAGCACTATTTTTGTCCATATTACCTCATTTGTCATTACTTCAACCGAATCCTCACATAGATTTTCCGCTTCTCATAACTTTTCTTTCTTTTCGGTCCGTAGTTTTTGGCTTTTACATCGGAACCGCCCGCCGAATACCAGAGCGGATACCCTTGTTTACTTTTTCCGGCGTATACCATGGTATGCGGCTTGTTTGCAAAACCGCAAATGTCGCCCTTTTTCAGCTTTGCATACCTCCACGACTTCCGAGGGTATGCGATTTTTGCCTTCTTCCGGATGACGGAGCTTCCGGACCCGTGAATCTTTGTATCAAGCCAAATGTATTTTCCTTTCGGAAGCACGCCGATTGACTGCAAGCCAAACGAAACATATGTAGCACAATTCGTTCTCTTGTTCTTCAAGGCGCTTGCTAGGCTCTTGCAGGCATGGTTCGCCGAATACTTCACATGTGCCTTAATCATCTTTGCGGCGTTGGTTTTCAGTGCCGCCAGCAACTTGTCAGCCTTCGTGCTTTTCGGAACCGATACCAGACGGACGTATTTCTGACCCTTTGAGTCCTTCCAGATGGTCCATCCCTTAAGTGCCGGAACGTAGATATAATAGCCTTTAATCCTTGTGGCGTGTACCTTCGTTCCGACCGCAAGGGTCTTTTTCCGCTTCGATTTGTAAGAAGGCTTGACCCGCAGGGGGTCAGCCTTGATAACAACGTAATTTCTGTTAATCTTCCTACTTTTCGCCACGATACACCGCCTTTCCCTTGCTGTTAAAAACAGAGTAGCCGTTTTTATCGGCACACTTCTTAGCGTTCGCAAGTGATGAAAAAGCGCCCTTCTGACTCTTTTCATCCTTCCATGTTTTCCTTACACGGTAGATTTCCTTACTGGGCTTTTTCTTTCCATCCTTGAAAGGCACGCCCAAGTAGCTGCACACGCCCTTTGCGATGGCTTTTCCGTACTTGTCCGGATGGTCTCTCAGTGTAGCCAAATCGCCCTTGATGCTTCCGGTCTCCAAGATGCACGCCGTCATGTCGGTACCGTTCAGCTCAAAAAGGTCTGTTCTCTTCTGTACTCCCCGTGATTTCATACCCATATCTTTTTTAATGGTCTTTTCAAGGCACTTAGCAAGCTTTTTTCCGCTTCCGGACACGTACAGCGGCATAACTCCCCTCGGAGCCCCGGAATAATCACAGTGGATAGACAAGTACATGGCAACGCCGGAATTGTTCGCCTGCCGTACATCGGCAATCATGTTTTTATTGTTGCCGTGGTCTGCATCCGACTGAACCTTTACGCCGGAAGCTCTCAAATACTTGACCGCCGCCTTCGTGATGGCGAGCATCAATTTAGCTTCCGAATAGCCTTTATACACGCAACCGGAATCCCAGCTTCCATCCAAGCTCACGCCATGCCCACAATGTACCGCAATCGTCTTACTCATCATCTTCACCTTCTTCTGCTTCATCCTCTTCCTCTGCCAGTTCGTAATCCTGCACCTCTTCCTCGGTGGTTTCAATGTCCGGGCGAACATTCAAGCCCAATGCCTGCTTGAAAGCCTGATTCAATCCGACCGCCGCCAGTCCGGAAACTGCACCGGAAACTACCGCCGTAAAGGTCAGACCGTCTACCACGATTCCGCATACGATACCGACGACAAACAGCACCGTTGGAATCCACTTGTTATCAGTTGGCATCCAGTTTCTCATGATGTAGCCAATGCAAAGGCACATCACAACCACCGCCGGTACAAAGTAATCGTTCACAATAGAAATATCCATTTTCTTCTCCTTTTCCGCTGTTTTAAGCGTTTTAAAAAATATTAGTGATAAGTTATAAGGTTGACTGATTTAAAGCTGTTAAAAGCTGAATAATGGCGCTGTAGAGCAATCCTAGCGTTCGATTAGATAGTCCGTCAGCTCTGCTTTCGCCTTCCGCATTGCTTCGATATCATTACCATCAATCCCATGAGCCAAAAGAGCCAAAAGAGCCCGCTGTGTAATGATGTTTCCCTCTTCCAACTGGTTGAGTCGGTTGTAATCATTAACAGCCTTCCGCTCCAATTCTGCTATTCTCGCATCCTGTGTTTTGTTCGGCTTCCGGAATTGCTCGATTGCACCGCATACGACTTTGATAGCCGCCGAAATAGCCACGATTGCACCCGCAAGCCAAAGAACATCCTCGGTAGTAACGTACATTCGCATGGTATCACCTCCCTTCTTGATTTTTTGCAACGAAAAAGCCACCGCATAGGTGGCATTCCGTTAATCATCTTCTTTTGCGGTCATGACCGCCATGACCTGCTCCTGCAGCACTTCCTCCAGCACGGCGACGCGCTCCTCCAGCGTGCCACCGGGCTCAAAGTTCTCTTTATCAATTAATTTATACAATTTCTCTAATTTAGCCATATCAATTCACCTCGTTCAGCTTTCTAACCCAGCTAACCGCATTCGGCACCGCCAGTTGCTTCGATTCGTCTGAATTTCGGAATGTTACCGTTCCGCCGGCTTCCACCGGTAGCCATTCTGTTAGGGCTTCCGGGATGGTGACGTCTGTCAGCTCATCCGATTCGGTTTCGTAGTATACTGTCGTCGGGTTATCCGCCAGCCATGCCGAAACCTTTTCTTTTGTATCCAAATCCGTGCGGTCTTGCAAGCGCATCGAGATTGATGCATAGCCGGAGTACGCTTCTATCCCGGTATAGGCATCAGCAGACCAATAGTTATTATGCGTGATGGTCTCCAGCTTGTCGGATATGATATTCGTCGGAATTGTTTGTTTCTCCGATATTGCAATTCCAGGTGACGTTTCCGGTGTAAAAACGACTCTGCAACAATTGTCTTGGTCGGTGCGTACCGAATAGATGGGCGTGTTCCCGTCAATCCTCGTTATTTTGATTTTTCTGTGGACTTTTTCGCCGTCCATGTCGATGTAATCATGCGCCGCCAGTGCTGACCGTAGCTCCGGGAAGCCTGTCGTGATGGCTTCCGCCCCGGCGGTAATGGTTTCAGTCTGGGAAGAAATGATTTCCCCCGGATTGTATGGGTAGGACTCCGCCGGGAACATCGCCGCGAACTGTTCGGCGGTCGGTTCGTTTCCGACGCCAAACATCAAAGTCAAATCAAACACACGTGGGCGCACGACTTCGTTTTTCGCTTCTGCGCCCTTTTCGAACATCTGAACCACGAACGATGCTCTTCCGGTTTGTGAGGCTGTAGCAAGTGCCCCGTTTCCTCTGTCGTATGCATTACTACCAATAGTGGCCCCAGCTAAATAGGACTTTCCAACATCACCAAGCTTGATTGATTTCGAAAAATAGATGTGTCCTGCTGTCACGTTTATTTTTGAATAAACGTAGGACATGGTTCCGTCGTTGTTCTTGCCCGTTGCAACGAAGGACCCGTCCTCTTGACGGCTGAAAGTTATTCCGTTGTTTTCGCCTTCGGTTGGCTTTGTTCGGTCATAAAGCTGATTCCATACTATGCTTTTTCCGCCTACTTTATCCACGCTCACATATTTCGCACCGGACGGCGCCGTTCTGCTTGCGGATTCGCCTTCTTCCGGCAGAATGTCATAGGTTTGCCCCTTATTTAGCTTCATCAGGGCGCTGATTCTGTTCTCTTGTATCCGATTCTCCGCCGCCAAATTGTCGCACTCACCCCGCAAGCGGTCCACCTCGGTCTGCAATGCGGCGGCGTTCTCATTGTACTCCGCCACCTTTGCGGTGTGATTGCTGTTATAGGCTTCCAGCTTCACCTCGGCGTTGCGGTTGTAGTCGCTGGTGCGCTGTTCGTCGTTGGTGTCGTAGGTGGTCAGCTTCTCGGCGGCGTTGGCGTTGTATTTGGCTAACTGCAAGTTGTGATTGTCGTTGTATTCGGCGGTTGCAGTGTCAACAACCTTCCGGAATTCTCCGACCGCTCCGCTTGATACGCCCTCCATCAGCTCAGTTTTCTCCGCATCCGTGAAATAGTCCACGCCCTTCACCGGTGTGAACTCCCCGGAATCTGCCCGACGCTTGATTTCTTCGATTGCGGCATCTGCTTTAGCCACGAGCGCATCAAAAGTTGTGCGCTCTTCCGCTGTGTAGACGTAGTCAGGCGGCTTGGGCGATGATTGCACGTTGAAGTTATACGCCTTGTAAGTGCCGTCGGAATAGCGCTCATAGCACGTTTTAAAGCCTGCAGTTTGCAGAAATTCGTCGGGGATTCGGCAGCGCTTGCCTTCCGTCTCAATTCTGATAACCTCGTTACCCATCGGGTAATCTACAAACTGTGCTGTTGGTTGCAATTCTGTTAAATACTGATTCACATCCCATTGGTAGAGCTGTTTTTCTGATTTCATTCCTGCTCCTTTCTATAACATGGTTCCGTCGGTAATGTACGTGAAGCCGCCAATACAGTCATTGTTCTTTTTAAGCGCATCCGCCCCAGCGTTACGGGCGTAAAACGTACCGTCTGAACCCATATAGGATATGTTCGAGTTGTTGCCGTAATACGACACGGCACGAACACCCGATTCTGTGATAGGTTTTGGGACTCCCGTAATCTTTCCGGCGGCGATATTTGCTCCGCTTGCTACTTCTCCGGCGCATTTTGTCGAAACTTCCATCTGAACAATGTTTCCGCACCGATACCAACGTGGCTGAAAACCCACTGCTCCGGTTGTTAGGGTTATCTTTCCGGCGCCACGCTGTATGTTCATCGTAATGTTATCTGCTGAAATGTTTTCAGCTGAAATGTTTTCGGCGGATATCTTGTTAACATCAGCTTGCGCTGCGCCTACATACATAGCACGGATATCTTGCTCAACATTCAACGTGTTACCGAAATAACCATTTCCAAGAAAGTCAACTGTAAATGCATCTCTCCTATTGTTTTCGGATGCAATTCCTGAGCCAATTTTCAGCGCTTTGAAATCGTATAGATTCATTCCCATATAGTTGATTACGTCTTTTGTTCGATATTGTCCAATGTCCACGATAGCCGGATTAAATTCTATATCGTATGATGCTCGTAGCGCTATGATATCCTTTCTCGTAATTTTTTCGCTTGTAGCAAGTTCGAAGCCGTTATAGTACTCATTACCGCTACTACTAAATTCTTCGTAATGGAGGCTATTACCACCAACAGCCTCATTGATTGTTATGGTTCCTCCGCCTTCAAGCTCAAACCATACTCGCTTAGCTCCCTTATTATAGAAGCTGTAATTATACGAATCGCTATAACTTCCGTCTTGGTCTATCGTATCATTTATATATTCTACCGAAAATGCGATGCTGCCTGATATTTCTGGGTAGATATCTTCGGTCGGTGTAAGCTTATCTGTATTAATCCAAGTGCTGATTATTTCCGTGCCGCTTTTGAAGCTGTCAACGCTGAATAAGCTTTCTGTTCCGGCGTAGACCGCCATTTTGTCTTTTGCGATTGTTACATGCTGTTCGTTTTCCCCGCCAATATCAATGTTCTCCCCGTAAGAGGCAAGCACTTTTTGACCGTCTCGAATCTGTACATCCTTATCGGTGAGTAGAACGTTGTTTTTCGTGGCTGCTATTGGTTTTACGGCTTCCGCTGCTATCATCGTTCCGGTTTCGTCGTAATTGATGTAATTATCCGCATAATTCCGTGCATCGCCAGCATCGTTCCGTGCTGTTTGGTCCTTAAGCTCCGTGCTTGACGGTCCGGTTTTATTGGTCACAGTTATCACCGTGCTTCCTGATTCGCCTGTGCTAAGGTCTACCGTTGGGCTGTATCCATCTTCTCCGGGGTCTCCTTTTTCGCCCGGCGCTCCGGTTTGCCCCTTTTCTCCCTGTTCGCCTTTGGTTTTGACCCACTTATACACTGCCGGGTCCGTTCCAGCTTCCTCCGTCAACTGATTTACGGCGGTCCCAAGGTACTCTTTCCCTTCCGGAGAAAATGAGAATCCGTCTCCGTCGATTGTGTCAGCGTAGGCAATCCATGTGTACAGCTCCCGGACCTTTGACAGATTGGCAAAACTGCTTGCTAGATTCTCCACCAGCTCCGAAATGCCGCTATCCTTGATTACATACTCACCTAGTGTAGCCTTCTTCGTTCCGTCGGTGACAGATGTTTCAAGCTCAAGGATTCGACCGGAAATGTAAGTGTTCCCGGCATCGTCCACGATGTTCACACGGTCACCAATCCCTACCCCCGGCGGCAGGTCTGCTATGTCCACTTCGTAGTTGGTCTCAATATCAGAAATCGAATCCAGCTTTTCTTTTGCCAGCCTGTAAAGGTCAGCCTGTGAAGTCGTGTCCGATGATTCGAATTTCTGATACAAATTACCACTGAAAGAATCTTTACTCGAATAGTCCACTCTTGCCCATTTTGTCAGCGCTTCGAGGGATACAAGGTTTCCGTCCGGGTCAATCTGGTACTTGTCTTTATCTGCCTCCGGAATTGTGAAGCCGATAAGCGTTAAGTTGTCCTTTCCGGTTGCAAAAAGCGCTGTCGCTAGGTTCTCGATGGTATTCTTTACGGTGATATTGTTCACCTCTTTGTTGATGTACAGATTGATTTTTGTGTCTCTCCCTGTTTCATCTGCGATATCAACCCACCTATCCGACACGGTCAAGCCTTTAACGCTGAATCCATAGGTAAGCTCAATTTCGAACTTCTCCGCAATATCCGCAAGCCTCTTTGTTACCGTATCGGTGCTAGTCCATTCAAGCTTTTTCGGGTTCTTCGAAACGTTGTTATTTCTCAAGCGAAAACCTGTTTTCTCAAGAAACTTAATGATGTAATCCGCTGCACTCATCTGTTCCGTTCCGGTGTACTCCTTAGCAAGATTGTTCAGCAGGTCTAGCCCGGAATCCTCCGATTCGAATTTGACGGTGTGGTCCAATACGGACAGCTCCGTGGTTGTAATCATGAAGAGGTTCACAATATCCATATCGGCTGCAGTTTCTTTGCCGTAGTAGGCTAATACGTAGTTCCCCGCCCTGCACCAACTTTCAATGTCAGCTCTCGTGTCGTCGGTATAGGCGACGGTGCAATCGAGCGTTGCAATTCCTGTTTCCACTTCTTCCTTTTTCGTGTCGTCGGTGATAACATAGCCGCCCGACAAACTGGTTGAAGCTGTTCCGAGAATTTTAAAGTTTTTATCTGCAAAATATAAAATCATATGAATACCTCTCTATAGGACATTGAGAACTTTGGCGCTGTTGATTCGCTCACATAATACTCCGATGGATTCGCTGCCCACTGTTCGTATGTAGGCTGCGTGCTGTACACCGTGCCGCTTGAATTGCAGTATATGGTCGGATTCGTACCGGCATCCATGAACTGATAGTAGCTTGTCGGGCTTGCGTTATACTCCTCCTCGGTCGGGTATACTCTCTCCTTCGACGAATTATAATATTCGATTCCGCTATCGTATGGAGTGTCTGAATCAAGCTGCTGATAATAATCTCTGCCATAAGCTTCATCGGCACGGCAACGTCTAATGTATGGCTGCTGCCCCGCCCACGCCGAATAGGACGTGTGAACTGAATTCGTTCCGGGCGTTAAAACTAGCGTTTCCCAGTCGTTCCCCAGCGCTCCAAGGTCCGGGCGCTTTACGCCTTCGTCGTTTCCGTGTCTCAGCATGGTTACAGTGGCGGTCTTTCCGTCTGCCGTCAGGATGTCGCCGTTCTGGAATGGAATTTCTGTCGTGCTTTCACTAGTCTTTGGTCGTCCATAAAACGATAGATTTCTCACACCTAACCAATCCATCGGCGGTTGTGCCTTCCACTGGTAAGCGGCAATAACAACCTTTGTAACGTCCGTGTCCTCGAAATTGTAAATAGCTGGGAACGGGTAGAATTCGCTCGTGGCGCTCCCGAACTTGTAGGATATCATGTACCATCCGCCCTCAATCTTAACTGTAAGGTTGCTATTCTTGTTATCTGCGTTGAAGGTGGTCGTTTTGTCGACAACTTCATTCTGCCATACGTACTGAATAGTCGCATTCTTGCCCCGACTTGACTTATACGCCCGAATGCCGGCTACTATATCATTGCTCTTGTTCAGCGCCATGATTTCAAGCATTCCGCATTGTGTAACATCGTTTGCACTTGTCCCGATGGAAAACTTTACCGATGCATCAATGCTGTAGAATTCTGCGCCGCTGGTTCCGTTCTCATCCGGCGGTAACTCCCTTGTGATTGTTGCCCCGTGCCATCCGCTTTGTGTTACGCTTCCATAGCTTGATTTCAAGAAGTAGTTTGTCGGGGTCTTGTCGGTATACGTTGGGATTGTGATTGTGTTTCCGCTCCGAGAACTCAGCTTTCCGGCTGACCCTTTCGCTCCGGATTCCTTCACCTCCACCTTGCAGGATAGGTCAATGGTCCCGGCTTGAATGTCCGACACCGTGAACGTGTACGGCACCTTGTGCGAGCCTTTACCCCACGATTTGCCGCCAGCCTTGATTGTTTTTGTGTAGCTCTTGCCCGCCACCGTAAGAACCGCTTGCAGCTTTGCTTTCTTCCAGTTCTTTTTTACCTTTCCGCTGACCGAACCAACGACGGCGGTAATATCCACCGTGAGCTTAACCGAACTAGCTGTTCTTCCGGTCGCCTTGTAGTACATCTTGTATTTAACGCTCGGTGCACTTCCTGAACTGTCAGACACCGGACTTGAAACCCATGTTTTCTTTTTGGCATCCCACTTATAGCCGATAATCGCCCCGCTGGTAGTTCCGGAAGGCGTGGAATTTGCGCCATATGCTTCATAAAATCCGCCCTCGATAGGTGCGCCGGAATACCCGGTGCCGCTCTGATTCGGCTTCCATAGCTGCTGAATAGCGCTGCCAAAGTTGCCCGCCTGTGTGAACTCCTGCGATACCCTGATAGGCTGCACTTCTGCCGGCTTCTCGATGGAAATATCCGGGTCGCCAAACTGTAAAATGTGCTCATTGCTATCAAAAAACGCAACGTATCCGCAATTACCCAGTTCGCCCAGCTTTTCGTCTTCGTTGCCTTGATAGCTTGTATCATCGGCGTTGGTTTCGTCAACTTCCGGCTTGGTAGTATAAAAACTTGCCTTGAACGTCGGATGCGCCGGGACCGTTCCACCGTACTCAACCATCATAGTTGTATTCCCGTCCGTATCCGTGAAAGATTCCGCTTCATATTCATCGACCGAATACTTGAACGGGTCCTGACAGTAGATTGTCCACTCTCCCTTTACGGCGTTCCGTCCTTCCTCGATATCGCCATCAAAATACGGCGTTCCAACAAAGAACATATCCTCTTCATCGTGAAAGATGAACTGACTCTCTTCTCTATCGAGAATCCCATTCAGCTTATTGAAGGCGCTCCGGAACGATTCGTTATCTTCTGCGACAAGCTGGAAGCCAACGACGATTTCCCGCTCCGGGTATCTTGTCGTTTTGATTTTCGTTCCGTTTCTGCTTCCAATTTCTTCTGTTTTAAGGTCCTTTTTAAGGCTTTCCCTGCCTTTTGTATATAATGTGCGGTAACCTTCGATGTACAATGATGAATTCTCATCTTCGATGTATTCTCCGTTAATCATTACCGCCTCGGAAGGTAGGGACAATAAAGTCCCCACCTCCGTTGTGTCTCGGAATACGTACACTATCTGATACCTCTCCTTCTGTTTGCTCTGGTGGTCAGTCTGTTCTGTTCCTGCTGCATAGTAGGCGCAAGTTGCTTAGATACCACCTTTCCGTCAAGCTCGGACACTACCGTGATTTCATAGTTGGCGGTACTGGTATAATCCCATGTGTCGTTCAAGCTATAATCTCCGGCAAATGCCATTCTGCTAGGACTTAGTGTAGCCATGTTCGCCAGCTTTGCAGCCATGCGGCTAATGTAACGCTTCTTGGATTCCATACCGTTAACTAAACCCATTGATAGGAATGCCCCAATCTTATGGGTTATTCTTGAAGGTGAATGTTCCTTCGTCGTTTTCCGCATCTTCACGGTTGCAGCGCTCGAAGCAGCAGCAGCCGCCGCTCTGATTGCCGGAATTTCTGCACGAATACCATTAGCCAATCCCCTGCCGATGTTAACGCCTACGGTATGAGCCTTCCCGGCTTCTCCAGACATTGCGCTATTGATTGCGTGCATTCCACTTCTTGCGGCACTTACTCCGCCTCTCATTCCGCTTGAAATGCCAGAACGAAAATTTCTCCCGATTGAAGCCGCCGCCGATTTTGCGGCACCGGCTCCCGAGCTGAAAGCGCTCTTTAGGGCTGACATTGCGCCGGATGCAAGGCTTTTAATCGCACCTAATCCTGACTTAACGACGCTTACACTTGTAACAAGCTGTTTCAAACTGGATGCCGCTTTTTTGGATTGTGAGGCTACGCCCGATACCTGCGTTTTGACTAGCTTTAGCGCTGCCGCAAACATGAGCATAACAGCCGCTACGGCAACTCCAGCCGCCAGTAAAACAAGGATTCCGGCACCCGCAACGCCAGCCACGGACCCGAGAGCCACAAGCACGGCACCAGCAACCGCCGCAACTGCCACAACTGCAAGCAATCCGCCGGCTAAAGCAAGCAATCCTCCAGCCGCCGCAACTCCCGTTGATGCAATCGCCGGAAGTGCGCCCGCCAGCTTTACGATTCCGGCACATAATAGGTATACGCTGGCACCGATAAGCGCTACGCCGATTCCGACAAGCGCTATTGTGGTGCCGAAAGCGACCATTCCCGGAATAGCAAGGTTTAATCCTTCTCCGAGTGTGGAGAAAACAAACGCTAAGGCTGCGATGGCTGCTGTCATGCCAACGAACACGGCGATTGCTGCCGGACCTCCATTAGCTACCGTCGTTGCCGCCTGTGCGAGCACCCAAAAACCAGCGGCTACTACGAGGATTGCAGCACCGAAAACAAGGAAAGTTGTTGCAGCCTGCATAAGTTTATTCCCTGTCTTTGCGACCGTCTCACCTGTCGAGGATGCCGCCTTTCCTGCATTGGACATTCCGGCGGCGCCTTCTGCCAGCGTTTCACCGACTTCTTCCGTGGCTTTCTTTGCGCTCCGCTTGAAGATGTTCAACCCTTTGACCGTTGTGGTCAGCTTCTTAACAAGTGGTTCGCCCATGGACCTTAAAAGTCCCTTTCCGGTTGTCTTTTTCATGATGGCGCTGATTGCGCCGAATCCCATGGCAAGCTCCGGAAGTCTAGGCTCTATCTTAATCATCTTGTTCAGACCGTTAGACACCTTCTCAATGACTTTAAGAAGGGCGTTTAGAGCCGCTGACGTGGCTTTTGCTGTCAGTTTGAGAATATCCATCACGCCTTGGTTCCGGCTAAGGGTACCGGCGAACCGTTCAAACGCTCCCGCTGTTTTTTCGAGCTGTTTTCCGGTTCCCTTGAAGATTTTCGATACTCCACTAATCCCCTTATCTACAACGCTCATCAGCTTTGATATTCCACCAATGGCAACATCTGAAACAACCTGCCATGCCGGTGCCAGTCCGGCTGAGAGTGTAGCAGTCAAGCCGTCTGCCGCTTGCCCTATCGTTTTATAGCTCTGTGCCATCTTAGATAGGTCTTTATCAGTCGACAGCTTCTCCATCGCCTTAAAGAAGTCTTCTGTCTTGACTTTGCCGTCTTGCACGTTCTTAACAAGCTCTGTTGTTGTCATGCCCATTGCTTTCGCAACCTTCGACATTCCGGCGGGTGTTTGCTCAAGTATCAACTTGAAGTCTTCCCACTGAACTTTTGGTTTCGCCGCCATCTGGGTTGCCTGCATAGACAACGTTTTCATTGCCTGCGTTGGGTTCTGTGCCGCCGCCGCAACGTTTCCGAAACCCTTAACAAGGCTTGGTGATGTTTTCCGGTTAACTGCGTATAGCTGCGCATAAGTCGCCGCCATATCTTTTGAGGTGTAAACGGTCCTTTTTGCGTAATACTGTAAGTCCTTTTGTGTTTCCTTGATTTTCGTGTCGCCCATGCCTGACATAGCCATGTTGGATGCAAAAGACGTCCACGCACTGTTTGTATTATCCAGCTCTGACACAAGACTTTTTAGACCGCTTCCCACAACGCCAACCGCCTTTGCGCCGATTCCGGCGAGTGCTCCGAATCCGAGACCGCTTTTAATCTTGCCCCCGAGAGTTTGCGTTGTCTTGTTTGCCGCTTCAAATGTACTTTGAAAATTCCTATCCTTTGCCATTAGAACGGCGGTTACGATGTAGTCGCTACTGCTCATTCTTCCCTCCTTTCTTCTTTCATTTTTCTGCTGATAGCAAGGAATCTTTCGTTCCGCTCCGTGTCATATTCCCGCTCTATCTTTTCCAGTGCCTTTTGATAGTCGTAGAATTTATCGAACGTCTCATAAACCGGCTTGGTCCGTGTCTTTCCTGCCTTCCGGCTTGCCTTAGCCATGAAGTTGAGATAGGCGAGCTTGTGAACCCACATATCCTTATCCACCGTGCTCAACTTGTGAGCTTTACATAACAGCTCATATTCCGGGAACGTCAGCCGGTCCACTTCGTCAAAGCTCCGGAAGCCAAAAAACCGGAAGCAATCTTCCGTTATTTTTTCTATCAGCTTTTCAAAAGTCATGGACGACTTTAGTTCTGGTTCTGCTCTTCCACTGCCTTCTTGACTGTCCTGTACGTCTTCTTCGTACAATTCGCTTCCGATAAAAAATCTGTCACCCGCTTAAACACTTCATCAATATCAGTGTTTTCATCCTCAAACCAATCATTAAGAATGGAGATATTCAGCTTTGGAGTCTCTGTTTTGTTCGCCACAAAAAGAATCTGCTGCAGCGCTTCAAGGTCCCCATCCATGAGCTTTGCAATGTAATAATTAAGTCCAACATTCTCTTCTTTGCCGCCCCATGCATCCATGGAAACAGTGACCCTCTGATTAATCTCTCTAATGAAATTCATTCCAAACTTAACCGGGTATGATGTGCCGTTGATTTCGATATCGTACATATTAATCCTCCATATATCAAAAGCGGGGAACAATCGTCCCCCGCCCGCTTAAAACCTATGCTCCTACTGTAGTGTCTTTGAATACATAGGAAGCCATGTCTGCCTGCGTGTCTGTTACGGTAACGTTGCCCTTTGCGCCCGCTCCGTTAATACCAAAAGTGAGAGATACTTCCACCATGTCCTCGGCGTTGGCTGTTCTCTCAATCTCGGTCAGATACCCCTGAAAATAAGTGCCCTTGTACTGGTTTGTCTTACTTTCAACCGGCTCATCCATGTTCGCCTCCCATACTTCTATCAATTTGTCATTATCTAATGCAGATTCCAGCTTGTCCAGCATGGTGTCACCCTTTGCCAGAATGGAAGTGCACGTGATTTCGACCTCCGCTGTTGCCGGGGTTCGAATAGTGCCGTCCTTCGTTGCTGTAGAATCCGCATCCTTCGACTTCGTTCTGCCATTCTCCGTAACAAATGCAATCTGCTTTGCTGCTTCCTTCGATGCATCCTCAAGAAGTCGGTAAAGATAAATGATTTTCTTTCCTGCAATCGCTGTTGCCATAATTCTTCTCCTTACTTTAGCTGTAGTAATATTCTGCCTCGATAATTGCGTGCATTAATGGTTCCGCCGTGCTGTTGTCTGATATGATTTTCTGGCTCAAGTTCCGCAATGTGTAGCCAGTGCCGCCGTACTCCTCAAACTCCCGGCAAACCTCCATCACTTCTGCAGCAATCCGTGAGAGCGTGCCTCTCTTTTTCGAATCGTTCTGCCATACGTGGATGTTTTGCGATACCGTGCCGATTCCGCTTCCCTTAACCATCATATCCCGCATCGTGTTATCTGCGAGATACACAAAAGGGTATGGCTCATCCTCAGAAGGCATACCTCCGTCATACACGTTTAATCCGAGTGCTTCAATCTTCAATTTCAATCCCGTAAAAAGGCTTTGCTGTGCATCCATCATTTAAACAACTTCCTCAAATCTCTCACAAACTTCTCTCCCGCTTCTCGTGCTGTTGGCTCCATGAACGGCTCCGGTGGCTGCCGCCTTGTTCCGTACTCGACACAAGCCGAATAGTCCTTAAGCGACTGAATGCCAACCGCTAGACCTTCTAGGTAAAGGTCCGTCTTTAGGTCGTCATAAATTCCGCCCTGTGACCGCTCAATTCCGCTATAACCTCCGTAAAATTCACCGCCAGCTGACTTTTTGACGGCGTGCTCTTGCGCTGTCTCCAGCAAGGTTTTTTCTTGGTGCCGTACAACTCTTTTAATGTCGTCCAGTGTGGCGGCTTTTTCTAAGTTGTCCTGCAGCTTGTCGAGACCTTCCCATTTAATATCAACGCCCATGCTGTACCTCCGAAACTATAAACGCTTGCTTTGTATGCAAGTCGATTCTCTTGTCCACCTTGTAGAGCTTTTTTCCGATTCGAATATAGTCGAACGGCTTTTTATATTTGTTTTGGAGCCGGACCGTCAATGACTCCTGCGGTATGCTGTCATATACCATCCGAATCATTGCGGTTTCGGTTTGGTTGACTGACGCCATCCTTGGCACCTCAGATGGCTTCAGACGGTCATAATCGCCCGTCTTAGCGTTGTAATCCGACTTTTCGGTATAGAAGTACACTTCTTTGTCAAATCTCATATGAACCGAATCCTCCCCCTTCTCGACGTGCCTTTGTTTTCGTCAATCCACGCTTGAATGTCGCTTTCGTAAGGCGAAAAATCGTCTCCGCTGAAACTTTGTGATTCGCCTTCGACGGTATGGGAAGAAAGCCCCTCTGAACCAATCCGGTTGAATCGAATGATGGATACCTCTGTCACGATGTAGGACAGCTGAGCGGGCACCTCATCGGTGCCCAACTTTACTTTCAGTCTGTCGCTTGTGATATCCATAATGGTTTGCAGCTTCTTCCTCTGTTCGTCTCCGGCATCTTGCAAATCGAGCAATTCTAACAAATCTTCCATGTCGTGCCTTTCTGACTACTTCGTCCTTTTGCCTTTCACGGTCTTTGTGTTGCACTCCTCGGTGTACTCAATCAGCGGAAAGCCCGGCTTGTTTTTCGAACCCGCCAGCTCTTCAATTCTGCCCTTATTTACACGCTTTCCAGCTCGTGGGAACTCGTCACCGATTTCATAAATGTACGGAATTGAACCGTTTTTCGTTTCTGTCACATCCTGCGTGTCTGCGAACCGATGAATAACCACATAACCCATTATTTACCTCCTATGCTACCGTAGCTGTAACCTTTGCAACCGCCTTCTTATTAGCCGGGAGAATGTACTCACCCGCTTTACCGGCGCCCTGCAGTGCCACGCCGTCGAAATCCTCGGATTCGATGGTTCTAGCAGTCTGAATGCCGGTGAACGCCTTACCGATGCCGGTGATATAAGCGTAAATGCACTCGTTTTTCTGGAACATTGCATCCGGAATCACCTCAAGCTGAAAACCCTTGAAGGTGTTCACGGTGTTGTTGTCCACGTTAACAGAACTACCCTTTGCGGTAGTCATGAGCTTGGAGTCAACAATGATGTTCCATACATCCGGCGTAACCTTTGCTACCTTGGTACCAACCGCCCCAATGTTCACAAAGTACTTTGCAAGGGCGTTGAATGCCTTTACAACTTCCTCCTCGGTGAGAGCTGCCGCCTCGATTGTCTCAGCAGCGCTATCGGAAATGAACTTTCCGTGATGGGTATTGAACTGGTTCGTCTTTGCCTGTGCCTGCAGCTCAAGACGGTCAGCCACCGCCGTGTTGAAGTCGTTGTTAACCGTGTTCCGGTCGATTCCTTCGTGGAAGCTCCAGCCCCAGCTGTAAGGAACATCCGCATTGGTATAGATAATCTCGGTTCTGTTGCCGAATCTGCTTGACTCTCCCGTTCCAGTTCCGAATGCGGTGTTCGCCTCGGTGTTGTACGTGCCTACTGCTACCGGAATGTCGGAAGTCTTAACGCTGAATGCGGTCTGATTTTCCTGAATTCCGTCCAGCGCCTCGATTCCGCCACCGAAAAAGTCTCCAAAGTATGCTCGGCTCTGGAATACCGCCTGCATAAGGTCCTTAAACTCCTTGGTATAACGTCTTACTGCCTGATTATTGTTTTCACCTGCCATGATTTGCTCCTTTTACTTCCTGTACTTAGCAATCCGCTGTTCAATTTCGCTCAGTGGTTCCGCTCCGGTGTAAGATTTCGGCGTGGTACCTGTCGCCCTCTGTCTTTCCCGGATTTCCACTTGTGCATTGACCAGCTTCACGAACGCTTCCACCTGTGCTTTTGTGTCCTCTGCGGTGGTGCCTACGACCATGTCCAGAATGTCCTGTGTAGCATCCATGCCCTGCTCCTTGAGAATCTCACCGGCAACCTTTCCCAGTGCGATTTTCTGCAGCTGTGCTTCCATTTCCGCAATTTTGAGGTCCTTCTGCTCTGATTCATAGGCGGCTTTCTGCTCTGCGTTCATTTTCGCCAGCTTGACCGCCTCCGCTTTGGCATCCTCGATAGCCTTATCGGTCTTTTCGCTCCATTTTGCGTACTTCTGACCGATGATTTTATCAAGGTCTTCATCCGAATACTTCTTTTCCGGCTCTGCTCCACCTTTCGGCTCGGTCTGAGTGTTCGGCTCGGTATTCGGTTCAGTGTTTGCGCTTGTGTTTTGATTGTTCATTTCTTTTGCCATAATTTCCTCCATTTGTTTTACATCACAATGCTTGATAATCCATACAGTT